GACTTAACAACTCACGGAAACCTGAATCCCAAACTTCGTCAACAACTTGAATCCCTCGAGTAACATTACTCGGTGCTTCCGCATTTATAGGTTCAAGTTGCACATGTGGTTCGTTCCGCAGAGAATCACCATACACAGTCTTCATTTCTATTCCATCCCCCGGATCGTCAATAATAACGTCAGGTAACTCATCGTACGCACGTACACCTGACTCGTTAAGCACCAACGCTCCACCCCTAAGATGAATATGAGGCGAACGGCAATTAGGGGTAACACAGTCAGACGTCCCGAATTTGACAAGATTCGAGGGCTTCTTTTTCCCTTCCTTAGGAGGCCCGTCTTTAGCTTTGACCTCTTTGGCACCACTCCGCTTCCTCTGGCGCTCGAGAAAAGCCTTATGCGCCTTGGAAACATGGCTATGATTAACCATGTGTGAATGAGGCTGATCACAAAGGCACCCAATTTTGTCCAACAGAGACAAATGCAACATGACGTCACCATGCCGAGAGACCGAGTTGGCGATATACTCCACTTCTTGATCCAGGTCGTCCGTGTTCGTACAAGACCCATTATTGCCGTTCAAGTCCGACGCCACCTCGTGATCCGCACAAGGAGTCAAAGACAGAGACCCAGACATTAATAGACCTACAGAGTCTACAACGCAAGGAATCTCATCCTCAACCTGTGGCCACGACGCCCACAATTCACCCCATTCCTCAAGGCCCTCTACCCCAACCTCTGGAATGTATTCATCACGCCTTAGAAGGAGCGGCGAGATGTCATCATCGTCCGGGAGATAACCATCCCCCGAAAGAATGGTATCGGAAAGCGATCGCCCATTCGCAATCCAAAATCCACACGGTCCTGATTCTACAGAAGAACCCGGCCCCTCTTCATAGGGGCTACCGTACACACCAACATAATCACCTGGTCCTGGTTGATCGTCGCAAAAAAGCGAACCAAAGAACCCGGCCCTACCATTCAAAGGAGGGCTACCAGGAGTTATCACCCCAATTTTTCCTTTTTCACGCCGACTTGCGTGTTTGGCACCACTACGCGTACCTAGTTCGGGACCCAACCCGATGATCGACTCTTGACTTCTGCAATCAACACTGGATTGCGGACGAGTCGAAAGAGTCACAAAGTCAGGTGTAAGATCACTACACTCAACACTAAAAGCTCGATCATACGCCACTATCTTAGGTTCCCAACGGCCGAACTGCCGGGAAACGATCTTAGTGAACGCTTTACTGTCAAGCTTCGGTGCCCTCTGACCACCGCGCTTTGCCTTAGCACGATCCTTCTTATACGAGTAGAGCGACTCTCCACACGCATTCTTAGGATTTCGTTGTGATTTTAGTTTAACCTGTGGAGGCTTCGCGACCAACAAGTCCGAAGGGGTCTCCGTATCATAACTTAAAACCACATCTAGCAACTTACTATTATTCCTCGGTCCTCGCGGGGAGACCAAGGTGGAACTTTCCAAAGGTTCCGATGCAGTTCGCAACGCTGCACCACCCTCCCGTCTTCTCCGGGATGTTTGCTCCGTCACCATATCCATGGTCCGGAGTGTTGGTTGTTGACTTGGGTTAAGATCAACGGTATTCCGCGCTAGCAAAATACCCCCCCTGTTCGTCTCTTCCGAACTGTCACGGGTCTTGAACCCGGTAGGAATCGATAGTATGGGGGCTTCTCGCCCACCATTAGCCGTTGCCATCTTCGCACTACTTATCTCCAGCAGCCTCTCAGGTCAGAGGTCTGATACAATACTACTTAATGTCCTTGTGAGGACTATGCTTCCACTCTATTTGTTTACACGCGTTACGCAAGATATTTTTCGGGAGACGACCTCCCCTATCCGGACTTAGACGTCTTGCGATATGATACCACCCCTAAAGGTGGGAGTGCAGAATTTTCATTGCATAAAGTATTCTTCCTGGACTATTCGATGAATCGAATTGGGGACTTCCTTGACATCCCCGGGTTTTAACGCCAACCCATAGTGAAAATAGACATCGCAGGGATATCCGCATTTGACTGTGTATTACCAAACTTTTCGCAGTAAGGGGCCTAATTATTCCCAAAATCAGCAGTGTATGACCACTACCTCACAAACCACGCTGGCTTTTTC